TAAGGAGCCGCCGTGCATCAGTCGCAGTTAGCGCCAGCAGAAAACAAATTCCACCGGGGCAACGGTGAGGATGGAAAGCACTATTGGCTGACGCCGAAGGCGCTCTATGACGAACTGGATGCCGAGTTTCATTTCGACTTCGACCCGTGCCCGTATCCCAAGCCTCCGGGCTTCGACGGCCTGACCTGCGAGTGGGGCCAATCGAATTACGTCAACCCGCCCTTTGGACCCATCCCGCCGCCGAGCGGTAAGGGGCGCAAGATCGGCCCGACCGGCTGGATGCGGAAGGCGATCATCGAGCAGGCCAAGGGCAAGCTGGTGGTGCTGGTGTACCCGGTCGATAAGTGGGTCCTGATGATGACGAAGGCTATGGGTATTGCCGAGATCAGGAACCTTGGCGACGTGCGCTGGTGCGCCATCGAGGACGGATCCACCGGCAATGGCACCGGGCGGCACATCGCCTGTTTTATCCTGCGCCCGAAACCGTCTAACCACGATCTTGTGAAGTAGAGGAGCAGGGCCGTGACCTACGCGGAAATTCTCGCAGAACTTCGGACGTTTGAGACAACGGAGTTTCGCAGCGAGCCGGAACTGAAAGAGCAGTTGGCGGCACAAACCTATGACGCGGTTGTGGCGTTATTGACAAAGCTTGCCGACAAAGAATTGTCTACGTTTATGGAACAGGATTAAGGGGCTGGCGTAGCTACTTAGGCCAGCCCGCAACCGTCTGGCGGACAGAAGAAAGCCTAGCGCGGCAATCCTCGCCGGCAACCCGCACCGCTTCGGTAAACTGCGCCAAAGCTACATCGGTCAGGATAACGCCTGGGACGGGCTCTGGGCTGCAATTGAGGAAATTGCTTGGCACAACAGGATATACGTTGCGAACCTCAACGACCGTCTGGATTACCGGCTTCTCTGGCCCGCAAGCTGTTAACGTAACTTGGAGCGCTAAAATTAGCAGGCACAATGCTTTATGAGGCACGGCGCATCACCTCCGCGAAAGCGCTAATTTCTATAAAATCTGCAACCGCCCGCAGTTCTACCGGGTCAACACAGTCGCATTTTAATCTGTTAGCCCTGAAAGAAATTACAACTACATTTCCCCGAACATAGCCTTTAGACGGAACAATTCTGTCTAAACTCGGAGAACTTGATTGGCAGCCCTTAGAATGCCCAAAAACCAGTTTTATTCCTAAAATTGGGCAGATTTCAGGGACAATTACATCTGAGATATCAAGGTCAAATGGGAGGTTATACTTTTTTGCCCTAAATTTTGCGGATTTTATGGCCGCGCCGCGCCACGCAATGGGGTCTTTACGAAGCGCTGCATTTCTGCGGCGGCTATCCTGTAGATTTTTTTCGCGGTAAAGAGGGTCGGTTTTATATCTAAATGCCAGATAAAGCCTGTTTTTCTCGGCCCTTTGTTGGTTTTGCTCCGGGGTCCTTTTTTTTCTCATGGCATTAGTTCTCTGGATGCGAAGCGCGCAATTTATTTAAATATGATAAACTTACTGGACCCAACAACCTAGTGTTTTCCGGCTTTGCCAACCTCAGAATTGTCTGGAGGTCCTTATTTTTGACATCAGCCAAAGCCTGAGTCTCCTGCAATTCCCTTTGTAGCCTGTCATTAGCCTCTTGGAGGCGGATTTGCTGTTCTAGGGCGTTAGCTGTCGCCTTGGCCGCGTTTGCCGCTGTGGAGGCTGCGTAGGAGGCGTATTCTTCACGCACCTTGGCAGTTTCCAGCCGCGCCTCTGCAATCGTGCCAGCATCCCAGCGGTGTGCCATATATGCACCACTCAAGCCAGCGACCAATACCCCGCCAACCATAGCGATAATCTTTAGCTGCGGGACGCCAGGGATCAGATCAATTAGGCTCATGGCGCATAGTACCTCAAAATGTCTTTGGGTCAAAGCAGCCGTGGGCGAGGCATACCCGCCTTGCCATTGCCTGAAAGCTGGCCCCGTGGGTGTCTTTCTTGCCCGTCAAATGCTGCCTGTAATGGATCATTTCATGGCACATGACCGATAGCAGGGTGACCGTAGTGCCGGCGCCATTGGCGGATACCCGGATTACCGGACGCCCCTTCTCTATGCCAAAGTCGGCATGAATGGCCGGATTGCGTATTATTTTAAACTTGACAACGTGCGCTGGTGGCATTTTCCACGCCTTAAATGGCTCCACAGACCGCAGGAAGGTGTAAGACGCCGCCAGCAGATCCGGGGTGAGCTTCATTTGAGTGCCCCGATGAAGCCAACATTGGCAATGGCATACCCCGCCCAGACAATGCCCATCCAGGGCTGGCCCTTGGTAAACTGGTCCGCGGCCACGCCCAGGTACATCAGCGTAACAATTGCCAATAGCCCGCCGCTCATGGGTAGCGCCTCTGCATGACCCGTGAAATTTTACGGCTTAGCTCATCTAGATCGTCGTCAAAGTGCTGCGTGGACTTGTCCGACCGCCAGATAAAGACCCCGCACGGCTTGCCGCTCTTAGGGTCAAAGTCCACCTTGGCGTTAAACTCAGGCGCCCCGTCACGCTTGGCCATGTAGGTGATAATCTCCGCCGGCCATCTGTCTGTCTTAGGCATCTAGCATCTCCGGCGTCACGGTATTACGGGCCACAAGACCGTACTTTATATGGTACGTCATGGCAGTAGCCTCGCGCTCGCTAATCCATCCACCACGGGCGGCGTAGGCGTCACGGGCAGCCAAAGTCGGGTGCTGCACGACCTTCATGCCAGGATGCTCCTTTTCCTCAGTATGGTGCCTGTGCCCGGCATGGGCGTACCGCTTTTTCGTCAGCCCCCACATGGCCGGGTATTGCGAGGCAAAAAGCAACGGCAACTGCGCGTTCTTGGACAAATGCCCGTGGTGGAACGCCAGCATCGTTTCCCCATGCTGGTAGACGTAGTACGGCAACGCGGTGGTATCGACCGTAATGCGGGGCTCTTTCTCGTATAACGCCGCAAACATGTGCCGCAGCCATACGCTGGACGCCATGTCGTGGTTGCCCTCAGCCATGACCACATGCACAACCTCATGCCGCGCCAGGGCCATGTCTATGATTGTGCGCAGCATCCTTATGGCCGCGCTAACCAGCTTTGAATAGCGCCCGTCGGCGTCCAGAAGGTGTCCGTGCTGGGGCGTAACCGCGCTTAAAGAGTCATAATGCAGGAAATCGCCAAGCTGGTTTACTATGCCAATATGCGCCATTGGCGTTGACGCTATCATTTGCTCAAAGCAGCCGGTCAACGTGCGTTCCGCTATCTTCAGATCCCAGTCCGCGTCCTGCGTTTCCGTCTTTGCGGCCAACATACCAGCGTGGTAATCCGTAATCGTATAGACGTTGCAAAGGTCCGCATTTGTGACCAGCGGCTTAGAAAGCGGCGCCAGGCGCGGTATGTCCTCCGCCATAGCCTCCGCAGCGGCCTTGAACATCTCCGCCTGCCTAGCGGCGTCAACGGCAGATTTCACCCACTGCCCAGCGGGGTTGCCTTCCTTGTCGTAATAGGTGGATACGCCCTTGACGATATAGCCGTCTGGGACAGGCTTAGTCATGGCATGTTCGGGGCTATAGCCCTGCTTGGCCGCGTGTACCTTCAACGCTATCAGGGATCGCCGCACAATGTCGTGCGATACATTTGCTGCCCGCGCCGCTGCTCTTAACCCGCCAGTCTCATTGAGAAGGTCTAGGTATTCCGCCTGTATAGGCGTGGCCCACTCTCTGAGCCGGGGGTCCATATGCGCCCCCGGTTTGGTCATCGATGGAACACCGCATACAGGGCAGCAGCTATGCCACAAATCCAGCCGATCAACCCGCCAATAAGCAGGACGGCTTGGAAGAAGCCGCCGCCTTGGGCAGCTACCTTTTCCAATGCCTTAAGTGATAGCTTTATTTCGCCAACATTGTCCTTGATCTGATGCACTTCGCTCTCAAGAGTGGCAAGCCGCTCTTCATTCGATGGCATGGGCATGTCAGCTAGCCGGTTTATTCTGGTCGATTAATCGGCCCAGCACAATGCAGCCAATGATTGCGGCGCCAACATAGTGCTGAACATCGTCACTAACCCAGCTTTTTAGCTCAGGCATGGACGCCATAATGATCTGCCCAGCGGCGGCAACAACAGCAAGTTGTACAGAAAGCCACTTCCACGCAGCAGTCCAGTTACTAACTAATTTCATTGTTTATGCTCCATAGAATGGCTTCTTTATGACGCCGGTTGGTTAGTCCTGGCTGCACTTTCCCATTGTCGTGGTCCCAGCGAAGCATTTGCGTTGGTATTTTATCAATACCATGCGACAGCATCGTTTGCAACGCGCCGGCGCCTAGATTGAACGTAAATGATACAAGCGCCGCAAACTGATTGTCCGTCAGCGGGGCCTTGACAAGCCTTGATACGTCGCTTTCGGCCGACACCAAATCCTCCTCAAGCCAGTGTTCAGCCTGGGCCGGATTGCAGATGTCGCCCTGCTTGACGCCCTTGGTATGACCGTAGCCTATCGTCCAAACCTTGCCCGTATCAGCATACGCATGGTCACGGTAGCCCTCACTCTCTTTGATGAGCGCCAAGCCAGCGTGGTTGATGATACGGGCCATTACCTTGCTTCTAACGCTTCAATACGAGCCTTAGCTTCTTTTAGCGCGGCAACAAGCAGCGGAATGACATCAGTAGTACGCAACATCAGGAACCCGTCTGCATCCTCGTCCACAGCTTGCGGTAGCACTGCCTGAACAGACTGCGCCGACATGAAAGACCTGTCAGCGGCTTCGTCGTCTGTTAGATACCGTCCAGTTCCGGTTTTTATCTCCGCAACTTTATTCAACGCATTGACGAACGGCGCAAATGGCGTTTTCTTACGTTCGTCTGAAATAGCCGCCCAAGAGGTCGCGCCAGAAGCAAGGCGGACACCGTTTGAAGTCGCAACAACGTCAATATAATCGTTGTTACTAATGCCGCGAAACGTGAAATTGCATGTAAAACCAAACTGCGTGTCTGCAAATCCGGCAATGCCCGTGACAGCGCCGGTCGCCGCAAGCGTCGTGACTGTAGCAGCGCGCCCGTAACTCAGCGCATCGCCAGTCGTCGTGGCCGCAGCGATGCCCGTCGCCTTGTAGCCGCCGAACGGGATATCGGCCGTAACGGTCGTCTGTCCGTTTTTCGTAATGCAAGTGCTAAGCCCCGTCGCCAGGTCCGCGGTCAGGGCGTTGAACGCCGTGTCCGTTGCGATGGTGTTGTACACGACGGGCTGGCCCGCCGAATTGCAAGTAAAAGTACCACTCCCATTGAACGACATGTTTACTTTCCTTTTCCGTTGTAAGGCATGTGATGCCTCCTATTAATTAGCGAGCGCGGTGGCGCCCTGCGTCGCGAGATAAGGCGCAGACGAAACCGCGACAGGGCCGTAGTTTTGCAGCCCCTTCATAAGCGCAGCTTGGCGCAAAGCCTTCAGTTTTGTAACGGCTTCTGGGCCGCCGCGAACAAGGGAATTAAGCGCCTCTACATTCGCGGTCGTAGCATCGGCAGCGCCCCTCTTGGCCGCCTCGCCAGCCGCAGCCAGCATGTACGGCCCGGCTGGCCCGAGAGCATGACCAATTGTTGATGTTGCAAGCGCGGTAATAGGACCGCGAACGGCGAACATAGCACCAACTTTCCTAAGTGCGTTGGTGGCGTTATCGCCTTTTGCGACTTGAAGTATAGCGTCCTGTTCCGCAGGGCTAAACTGCGCCATCTTTTTTTGGTTTACAGCCAAATTGGCAAAACCACGCCGCAAGGCGCCGTCACTACCAGCCTGACTATAATTAGCCGCGCCGCGAATGTCCGCATTGTCTATGACGGCCTGTATTGTCTGCGCCTTCTTCATGGTTTGCCAGGCGGGGCGGGCCGCCTGTAGCTGCGCCAAGCCTGGGACTGACGTTGCCCCGGCTGCTGTCCCAACAATGTCCGCTTCCGGGTCTATGTTATCCATGAAGTTTGAAACAACACCCTTGACTTGATTAGCCAGGCGACCGTCGCTAGTCATAAAATTCTTGCCTGCCTGGACTGCCTGCTTGCGGACAGTCTCAAGTCCCAAAAGCGTAGAGCCCTTGATGGACGGGATTGTTTGATCTGGTGCAGACATTCCGGGGCCAAAGATACTGTCTATTTCTCCGGCAAGGTCGGGATCAACATGAATATCGTCGCCCTTAGGCAAGGATTTTATTGTCTTCCAGAGCTTGGCGACAGACGGGTGTAACTGCGGGTCAAATGCCTCACTCGCAAGTTTCTCCCTAACCTGAGTAACCAAGTCCTTTAGCTTCCCTGTGGCGATTACCGGGTTATTTTCCGGGGTTTTTAATGCGTCGTAATTGGTCGTAGCGATGTCGTGCCAATCCGCTACCGTGGGAGCAACGGCGTCCACCACGTTAGCAGACTTAACCCCCCGGAGTGCGTTGACAATGCCTGTCGCGCCACGGCTAGCAAGACCAACGCCAGCGCCACCGACAAGACCTCCAATAAGAGGGGCGATTGTGCTTTTGGGGAATAGCTCATTGGCTGTTTGCGCCCCCACAGCAGGCAACGCAACGGAGAGCGCTCGAGGGATAAGTCCCTCCGGTCCGAGGGCGGCGCCGCTAGTAAATTGGCCGAGTGTTTTGGCATATCTCTGCCCCATGGTTTGCGGTTGGAAATTCTCGTCTTTTACCGTCCCTGGCGTTAGATACTCTCCCGGCACAGTCAGGTAATTTCCCTGTTCGTTCTTGAGCGGCTTTGACGTGTCGCGCGTCTTTATGCCAATGGCGCGCATACCGGCGCCCATCAGATCGCCAATACCGCCAACAAGCTCTGCCCCAGGCGCTGCGCCTTCCTGAACGCCTGTCAGGAAGGCGTTGTTGAACAAGCTTTCCTTTTGCGGCGGGGCTGGTGGCGGCGATTTCTCTGCCCCACCCGGCGCAAGCCCACGGCTTCTGGCCTCTGCCAAGAGCGCAGTCTGATCTGGCGGGAGCAGCCCACGCTTTTCGGCTTCCAACATAAGTGCGAGGTCAGCCATTACTTAATGTCCAACTGTGCTTTGATTTGCGCGTCTGTGAGGTGCGAGTACGAATTACCAACAGGATTTGTAGGATCAGCGCCCGGCCCTGGAAGCGGCGGCACATAGCCCATGTTCGGGGCCGCATTCACGCCGCTGTAAGTGCCGCCTGTAGCCCGCCCCAAGGCACTGGATTGGGCCGAACTGCGCTTACGCATTTCATAGTGCATCTGCCCAAGCACAGCCTGGATGGTGCCAGAATTGTAGCCTTTGAGGATACGCTTTGCAGCTTCATTGCGGGCAGCGTCGGAAGACGGAGCGCCTGTCGTGGCTCCTGTCATCACGCGAGCATATTCGTTAGAGAACGAGTTAATGCCGTTGACCAAATTGGCCGCATCCGGATCGTTCGTATGCTGTTTCGCCCACACAGTAAGGTCGTTAATGCCCGTAATGTTTGACGGTCCGGCGGCACCCTTCTGCAGCAAGCCTTGCAAAATAGCCGCAGCGCCGTTTGCGGTATCCTCGTTGATCTGCGTCTGGATCTGCGTTTTTGCACCAGACGTAGCGGCGGCAGTGCGGGCATGAATGCCGATGCCGGTATTCACAACGTCATTCATTGTCAGGCCCATAGTCCCGAGCTTGTTATGAACGGCTTGGAGAACCTGCCCTTGCATGGCCTGATTTCGAGCGTTAGGCGGGAACTTGCCGCCCGTGGCAATGAAGTAATCTGCCGCAGTACCAACGGCGTCAGGATTTCGTGCTGTAACATCGGCAAGCGCCTGCAACCGGGCAGCAGCAGTATCGCGCGCTAACTGTACCTTATAAGGCATTTCAGCCTTAGCCTTTAGTGCAGCGCCTTGTGCGTCGTATTCCTGCGGCGATAAGCCAGAAGCCTGCTGCGCCGCAAATTTCGCCTGCTGCTCAGGATTTAGCTTGGGCGCAGCCGTTACCTGCGGCGTTTGCTTACCAGCCAGTTCTGCGCCGTACTTGTCCAATAATGCTGTGTCACCAGTATTCAACGCCGCCTGCAATTGCGGCTTCACAGTATCAGGCGCAGACGCAAGAATGGCCTGATAGCGGGGCAGATTATCCAGATACTCTTTCTTCTTCTGCTGCACACCGATTAGGCCAGTCTGCTGGTCGATCTTGCCCTGCAGCGTCGTAGGATTGTACGCAGCGTAATACTGAGCCTGCTGGTCGAGCTTCGCCAGATAAGGCGAGGCAGGCGCGGCGTCAGCCGGGGCCGTGGCGCCAGCCTGCACAGGGGCCGCCTGTGGGGAGAGCATGTACGAGCCAGTTGGCGTACCTTCGGCATCGACAGGCGGGGCGGCAGACGGAGCCGTGGGCGCGACAGGGCCAGCGGCAGAAGGCGCCTGATCGCCACCCAAGCCAAGCCAGTTCGCCGCGCGGCTGAATACGCCATGCTGAGACTGCGCGGCAGGAGCCGTAATGGACGCCATAGTGGCGGGGTCTACGTTTGAACCTGCCATCTTAGCCATCAGAGCATCCGATAGCTTTGAGTTGCCGTACTGCTGCGCCCGATCTTCTGCCTGCCCGGACAGATACGCGCCGCCAAAGCTATTCAGCCCCTTTGCCAACGCAGCCATAGGCGAGATAGGCGCCGAAATACCACCCGACGACGACACCGGCAATTCCTGCTGCCCCATCTGCTGGAGCATTTCCGCGAGCTTCTGCTGCCGCTGGATTGCAAGCAATTGCGGATCGTAGGACGATGCCGACGTGAGACTAATATCAGCCATTACCCGAATAACCCCCTAGCAAAACCGCCTGGCGACAAACCGGCACCGGCAAGGCTGCCAAGCCCGCTGTATAAGCCACCGACGCCCTGCATCTGCGAATTGTAAACTGATGTGTTGTAATTGCCCTGCGCTTGCGCCCCCTGAAACACCGGAGCTGGCGCAGCCTGCGAGCCATTATAGCTCTGGAACTGCGGGTTCTGGATCTGAGAGCCAGACATGAGCGCCGTGATCTGGTTAAGCGGCTGGTTGTACTGCGCGAGCTGCTGCTGGTACGCCTGCAACGCGGCCTGATTGCCAAACTGCGCCGCACCGAGGCCCTGATTGTACTGCTGCCCAGCCGCGTTGTTATAAAGCCCCGCAGACGTTGCGCCCTGCCCGTAGTTCTGACCAATGGCCTGATTAGCGAACGCAGCGTTGTTCGCTGCCTGACTGTATCCCTGCTGGTTGGCGCTCATGTCAACGCCAATGCCTTGTAGCGCCGCCTGGCTGTACAGGTCATTGTTGCTCTGGTCGCGGGTGCGCATGGCATTGTTCCACGCCTCACTGCCGGACGTGATGCCCTGGTTAGCAAGCTGCTGGTCCTGCGCCGCGTTGTTCTGGTTAATCTGCGGCTGCAGCCGTTGCAGGATAGCCTGCTGCGCCGTCATGCCAGCGTTGACCGGCATCTTGGCGACGCCCGATGTATCAATGTTGCCAGTGGCCTGCCCGTACTGCCCTGCTGTGGGGCCGTAGTTAAGCGGCTGCGATCCATTGATTGACGTTTGAAGGCTAGGACCGTTGTAATTAAATGGCGTCCCCAAAACGCCCTGCGCCGTGCTGAGGCCCTGCTGCCCAAGGTCCGCAAGCCCGTACTGCACACGCTGTTGCGCGTCTAGTGTCCGCTGTGCCTCTGGCGTGAGCGATTGCGTAATGGTCGGCTGGTAATTACCGCCGGGGCCGGACTGGTCGTAGGTGACGGTCTGGTTGCCGTAGGGGCTGATGACGTTGGGGTTGCCCAGCGACGTGTTGGATACAGCCGTGTCCTTGTTCGCCACGCCCTGCGCCGTTGCGGCTGCTGCGTAGTCTGGTGCTGGTGGTGCCGCCGGTTTCCCCACTACACACTCCTCCAATATGTACCGTTGCGTATTTTTCTAGTCGTTGATGGATCAACACCAAACATGCGAGCTAAAGGCTTGTTAGGCCCTTCATACGCTCGTATGGCGTATATCTCAGCGGTAGTAAATTTTGCTTGCGCATGATTTTCGCCCATTGCTTGCCGTTTCTTAGATACCTTGTCCCTGCAATTGTCGTCGTTAGTCCCAAGGAAAAGGTGGTCAGGATTTACACAGGCCGGCGTGTCGCACTTGTGCAGAACATGCATACCTTCAGGTACGTTGCCGTGCGCAAAGCGCCATGCAAAGCGATGAGCTAACCGCTCTTTCTCCGCATGAGAATACCGGAAAAACCCATAACCTTTGTGCATTAAATGGCCAGTCCAGAGATGACACCCGCTATTAGGGTCAACCATGACCTTTTCGTAAAACCGCTCTAGCGGGTCGCGCTTACGCATAGGCTGCTCCTAAGTATCTGCACTCGTTCTTAGCGAGGCTGTATATGATTATATCACCAGCGGGCGCCGCATCACGAATGCGCGCCTCCTCCGTAAAACCAAAATGCCTTACGAAATGATTGCTTTTCACATTGTCGCTCTGCACGGGCAAAATCACTTTGTTGACCCCGCATTGCTCGTATGCGTAACGAAATATCGCTCCGATGAACTTGCGGGTAAGCCGTCCTCGTACCGCCATGTGCGCAACGACGGATCGTTTATTCCAGTTTTCATAGATAACGCCCGCAACGATTTCGCCCGTTTCTTTTTGCAAACCAAGAGCGGTTGACGTTTTTTCGCTAAAGCAACCATTTGTCTGTTCCGCAACCCAATTACCAATAATGGGACCGCACACAATGTTCGCCATCATATACCCGCCCAACCGGCTTGGTACACAACGTCTGTAGAAGCCCATTGTATTTCTATGCCGCTGCTGGCGCTTGCAAACTGTATGGAGCCGCAATAACCAATGCCCGTGCAGCCCTGCCAATTGTTATTAGGCATGAGCCCATGGCCCCAAGTGCTAATGCCCCAAAGCCCAATGCCCCACTTTAGGGACGACGTTGGCGTAAAGCTGAGCGGCGTTCCGGTAAATATCGTGTTAAAGTCCACGTTTATGCCAACGCTGACGGTCGGGAAACCAGACGAAAGCACGGCCGGGCGCAGCCGCGTAAAATACTTTACAATGCCGCGCTGCCCAAAGTAGTTAAACGCCTGTTGGCCGATGGTGTTGATGTTCGTGTTGTTGTCGGCATATGTCGTGTCAAGCGCCCGTACAACCACGCCATTGCCGCCGTAGTACGGCAAGTCGCCAAACAGATCCCAGCAATTGGCCGGCATACCCGTAAAGTTGCACCACGACTTGGTAATGGTGTTCATCACATACTGCTGCTGCGATCCAACACTAATTGGCACGTTCAGGATCAGCATGTTGTCGGCCGGGTAGCTAAATATCTGCCAGCCCGTGTTTGTGCCGTATGTCGATGACGCCAAGGATATGGCGTTCTGGATCTTGTCAGATAGCGCCACACGCGGGTCCAGGCGGTCGCTTTGCAGCGCGGCTGACAATGGCAATAGCCCGTCAAGCGTGTTGACAAGCAAATCGCCGCCCCATTTCAAGGTGCAGCGGTTTGTAACTGGGGCGCCAAACTGCCATACGCCGACCAAGGCCCAGGTGGCCGCGCTGGCCGGGTCCGTGCCGCGGTATATGATGACTTCGCCGTTGTTCGTGATGATAACAAGCATATCATCTAGCCCAAACCCGGCGTCGGTTGTCCAAACGTCAATGGCAACAACGTAGCCGCCCTTGCGGGCTACCGAACGCAAGTCAATGTATTGTGCCGCGCCGCCAATGGATAACGTAGGCAAATACCACAGCTTTAGCGTGTTTTTCTCTGTAAACCAGACGCGGTTCTTAAAGAGCAAAACGTCGTTCAGGCCGGTAGTTGTGACGCCCGTAATGGCTGGTGTCGAAGCGCCGTCAATCGGCGTCCAAGTCGTGCCGTCAAATAGCAACGGCTTGTCAAAGCCATTGACGCAGTACATATAATTGCCGCCAGACGTAGCGACATTGGTGTACTCCCACAGCGCGTTCGTAAGCCCCGTAACTTTAGCCGCGCCAACCGCACCAGCCGTTGTTACATCATAAATGCTCCTGGCCGTGCCATCTACGGCGTACATCTTCTGTGTGGCGCCGCCATTGTACACAAACAAAGACTGGATCTGGCCAGTCATGCCAGTAGCCCAGTTCGTGCTGCCGCCGCGAAGGTTAACAGACGTAGGCGTTGGAAACAGGTTGGTTAATGTGACCGCATCCATTTGCTCCATGTTCGCAAGCGCGTCGCGCGCATTCCAGCCGCCAACTGGCGCCGGTACGCTGTCAACGCTTGTCCGCGTACCTTGGACGGGTTGACTGTAGCGGCGGGGCCTCATAGTATGCCCGTAGGGTAGGTATGGGAGAAACTATGGAAAAATGGCGCGACGTAGTGGGTTTTGAAGGTATTTATGAGGTTTCGGACGGTGGGAACGTCCGGTCTAAACTTAGCGGAAAGCTCAAGAAATTCACGCTTAACAAAAAGGACGGGCGTATTTTTTTGCTTCTTTGGCGAAACAACAAGCCCAAAAACAGAAAACCGCACACGCTGGTCTTGGAAGCGTTTGTCGGCAAGCGGCCAAGAGGGAAAGAATGCTGCCATTACGACGGAAATCCGCAGAATAACCGCCTCGAAAATCTTCGCTGGGACACACCAAAAAACAACCAAGCTGACAGAATACGCCACGGCACGACAAACAGAGGTGAACGTTGCGGCACTGCGAAACTTACTTTGGAGCAGGTCAAAGAAATACGCGAAGACAACAGATTGCAGCGCGAAATAGCGGTTGACTACGGCGTTCTTCAGAACACCATTAGCCGCATTAAATCTGGAAAACGCTGGGCTTACGACTAGCATTACGACACCGGGAAACTATCGGGGATATTGTCGTACCCTATCAATACCGTGCCAGGACGAGGCGCAAACGACAAATTTGCTGCTGACATATTCAAAGATTGCGCAGCTTCTAATTCATCTTCGTAATTGCGGCGCATGTCTGTGGTATCAAATCCCTTTGCGGAAAAATACTTAAGCTTAGTAAAGTTAACCATCAGCCGGTCAGGGTAGATGCAAGTGTCTGTATCTACCGTAAAGCTGGTTTTCGCCACTCCGGCCGCGGACGTTGCCCAGCCGTTGCTACGGTATTCAAAGCCCAAGTTCTCGCTATTGGAGAAGCCTGGCCAGATTTGGAAATAGCTGCCGTACAAGCGCCAACGGACGCGCGGGCCGGTCGAGATGTAGCCGCTAAGTATCCATTCCCACTGCTGGGCGCTTTCCGGGCCAAGCATT